CCCCCGTGATGCAGTCCCGCATCCAGCGCAGCTTCCAGAAGCTCGCAGGACAGCACGACCGCCTGGTGATCTGGAGCCACATCGAAAGCTCCAAGTCCACCTCCCTCGCCGTCATGCGGACCCTCTGGAAGCTCGGACGCAACCCGAACCTGCGGTGCGCCATCGCCTCCAACACCGCAGGCCAAGCGACCAAGGTGGTCAAGGCGATCAAGAACTACATCGAGAACTCCGAAGCCCTGCACGAGGTCTTCCCCGACTTGGTTCCCGGCGACAAGTGGACCGACACGGCCATCACCGTGCGCCGTACCACCCCCGCGAAGGACTACTCAGTCCAGGCTGTCGGCGTCCACGGCAACATCCTCGGCGCACGTCTCGACGACGTGCTGCTCGACGACGTTCTCGACTACGAAAACACCCTCACGCCCCACGCTCGCGACGACCTGATGAATTGGTACTTCGCGACGCTCGGCGGGCGTATTTCGCAGTCCGGTCGAATCCTCGCGATCGGCACCGCCTGGAACCCCGACGACATCATGCACCGACTGGCCCAGCTCCCTGGCTGGTACCACGTCCGCATCCCCGTCATCGACCACCTCGGCCGCCTCTCTTGGCCCGAGCGCTGGCCCCTCGAACGTGTCCAGCGCGCCAGGGACTCCCTCGGCGTACTGGAATACAACCGCCAGCTCCTCTGCGTCGCCCGCTCCGACGCAGACTCCCGCTTCCGCAAAGAGTGGATCGACAAGGCCCTCGATCGCGGAGCAGGCCGCTCGATGCCCGCACACCTCACTCATCTGCCCAGCGGCTACGCAACCTTCACCGGAGTCGACCTCGGGACCGGCGGCAAGAAGTCCGACCTGACGGTGCTGTTCACCATCTGCGTCGCACCCAACGGAGACCGCGAAGTGCTGGCCGTCGAGTCGGGTAACTGGACCGGACCCGAGATCGTCCAGCAGATCGTCCTCATGCACCGCCGGTTCAACAGCATCGTGATGGTCGAGAACAACGCGGCGCAGCAGTTCGTCGTGGACTTCACCCGCGCGAACACCGCTGTCCCCGTTCGCACCTTCACCACGGGCCGCAACAAGCACGATCCCACCTTCGGCGTCGAGTCCATCGCCGTCGAGATGGAGTCCGGCAAGTGGATCATCCCCTCGTGGAACGGCAAGCCGTACACCGACGGCGTGGCGGCGTGGATCGAAGGGATGCTGAACTACAGCTCCTCGAAGCACACCTCCGACTTCCTCATGGCCTGCTGGCTCGCTCGTGAGGCTGCACGCGAGGGCATCGGCGAGACCAAGAAGAAGGCCCAGGTCTTCCAAGCAGACTTGCTCCGGCGCTAGCGTAGACTCCCACCATGCCCTTCCCGAACACCGGAACCGGCGGCGCCCTGGCGTCCGCACTCACGCAAGAGATGGCCGCGGGTGGCCCCATGTTCCAGACGCAGCGCCAGAAGGTGCTGACGGCACAGTGGGCGTTCTTCCGCGGGCAGCAGTACGAGAAGCGGCAGTTCGAGTGGGACGGCAGCCACGCCTCCGCGATGGAGATGGGCGTCACCATCGCTCCTCCCGTCGGCATCCCGCCGGGCTTCGTCGATGTGAGCGGCCAGACGGGGCCCGCAATCATCGAACTCCGTCAGCGCCGCCCGTCCGCGCCCTACCACATCGTCCGTTCGATCGTGGAGCGCTTCACGGGCCTCCTGTTTAGCCAGCGTCGCCACCCGATCGTGCGCGTCCCAGGCGACCCGGACACGGAGGACTACCTCAACGCGCTCGCGGAGGAGGGCCGCCTGTGGAGCAAGATGGTCACCGCCCGCAACTACGGCGGTGCGATGGGCTCGACGGCCATCAGCTTCAAGCTGAGTGACGGCACCCCCGTGTTCGAGGTGTTCGATCCCCGCTGGTGCTACCCGAAGTTCCTCTCGCGCACCGAGGGCACGCTGCGCGAGCTGGAGATCAGGTACGTCTTCCCCGACTTCGTGGAGGTCTACGACAAGAAGTCCAAGCAGACCTACCTCGAAGAGCGGTGGTTCTACTTCCGTCGGGTCATCGACACGAACTCGGACTTGCAGTGGGACCGAGTGCCGGTCGGTGATCGCGAGCCCGCGTGGGAGAACATCCCGCACTACCAGGCTCATCACAACTTGGGGCTCTGCCCCGCCGTGTGGATTCAGAACCAAGAGGTGCAGGATGACCTCGATGGCGACACCGACGTTCACGGCTGCTACCAGATGGTTGAAGCGATGGACGCGCTCATCGCGCAGGCGAACCGGGGCATCCTCGCAAACTGCGATCCCACCCTCGTCGTCACCTCCGACAACGACTTGTCCGACGTGCAGAAGGGCACGGGCAACGGCATCAAGCTGGAGAAGGGCGGCAGCGCAACCTACCTGGAGATTCAGGGCGCTGGGCCTCGCGCTGCGCGCGACATGGCCGAAGACTTGGAGAAGAAAATCTGCCGTGCCGCCCGCGTCGTGCTCGATCAGTCGAGCTCTGTCGTGAAGACGGCCACCGAGATCGACCGCGACTACTCCGCGATGCTGGAGAAGGCCGACGTACTGCGCGAGCAGTATGGCGAACGTGGTGTGAAGCGCCTGCTTCGCATCGCGCTCAAGGTCTGCCGAGCGATGGCCACTCCGCGCGTCGACAAGCAGACAGGTCAGATCGTTTCGAGCACCGTGAACCTGCCGCCGCGGTCCAAGACGGACCCGAAGACGGGGGACGTGACCTTCGAGCCGCGCAAGCTGGGGCAGAGCGAGTACCTCACCCTCCAGTGGGGGCCCTACTTCCAGCCCACTCTCGCCGACGTGGAGAAGGCCGTGAACTCCGCGCGTGCCGCGAAGGAAGGCACGCTCGTGGATGAGGCCACCGCCACGCAGTTCGTGGCTGCCTACTTCGGGATCGACGACGTGTCCGCGACTCTGCACAAGATCAAGCAGAAGGCTGACGAGGACATGAAGGCGATGCAGGACATGGCCCGTGAGCAGATGGCGATGAACGCGGAGATGGAGGCCAAGTCCGCGGGTGCCGAACCGGGTGGCGAGGAGCTCGAAGATGACGATCTGGGCGCCGCTGAGGCAGAGGAGCAGCCCGAGGATCGCATTGACGAAGACGCACTCGAAGAGGAGCCCGCATGAGTGCTCGAATCATCGGAGCCAACGGTCAGGTCGTCGCGGCGTCGCCGACCTTCTCGTTGCGCCCGCGGTCCATGTACGCGCAGGCCATCAATCCGAGGGTTCCAACGCCCGAGGAGCAGGCTGAGATCGACCGGCGAGCCTCGATCTACGTGGACCCCCGCAGTGGAATCGCGTACGAGATGAAGGATCGGCTGGACCCGAAGGAGTGGGTCACAGCCGATACCCTGATGCGGTGGTACTCCGCGAGCTTCGCCCAGGTCACGGCCTGGGTGACGCACGGTCGGATCGCTGCTGCGATGGAACGCGGGTCGCCTACCAAGCGGTACCGCGTGCGCGACCCCAAGTACCTGCTCGAAGACAAGGTTCGGCGGCTGGCCGCGAGGCCCAAGCGAGGCTGAGATGGGCGACGAAGTAGCTCCCGTGATCTCTCTGGTGACGCGAGACCACCGATACGAGCTCCTGACCCGCGCGAACAACCGCCGTCTCGCGGCGGCGCTCGTGTCTGCGGAGGCAGATGTGGTGCGTGACTACGTGCTGGTCTCGCGCAGCGACGACGGCGTAATCCGCATCGACTCTTCGCAGGGCACGAGGATGGTCACGGCGATCGGGATGCTGGAGATGGCCAAGTCCATCATGCTCAACGTCCCTCCCATGCCCATCGAGCCAGACGAGGGCGGGTAGTGTTTATCGCGATGGGGTTCGACGGAGTGGTTGTTCGCGAGGACGATCACGACTTCGACGATGTAGTCACGCCGCTCGTGTTCATGCCGGGTGCGAAGGCGGCGCTGAACTCTCTCCGTCGCGCGGGGCACATCCTGCTTCTGCACTCGGAGCGTGCGAACCGCTCCCTGCGTGAAGACCCCACGCTCGATCCGCTCGTGTTGTCAGGTGTCCGGCGTGTGGACCCGGTGGTCTGGCGCCACGAGCAGCCGATCTACCAGGCTAGGTACGAGCAGATGCGGGTGTTCTGCCAGGACCACTTGCGGGGGGTCTTCCACGCTGTCGACGATGGCGAGCAGGGCAAGCCCGTGGTGGACTTGTTCATCGACCGCCGCGTCTTCGGGTACCGCCCGACGGACGGTTGGTTGAAGCTCGCATCCCTGTACGGCTTCCGATCTCGACGAAGCGAGGAGTAGTCCGAATGAGCGTCCAGCACCGCAAGCGGTTCGACAACGGCAACCTGTCTCCGCAGGAGTTTCACGAGAAGTACGCCTTCGGGCCGAACGAGCGGTGCTGCATGTGCCGCACGCGGCGCCCCTCAACGCGGTTCGTCTGCATGATCCCGTACGACGAGATCAAGCGCCGAGACCCTGACTTCGCGTTGATGGAAGCCTTGGACCCCGCGCGGATCGCGGCGATGGTGGTGTTCTTGAAGCACGGTAAGCACATCAGGGTCAGCACGCAGGATGTCTGCCGTGAATGTACCCCCGCCGCGGAGCGCATGGCAGCCAAGGCGCCTTCGTGGGCGGTGGTGAACATCATGCGCGCCCCGACGGGTGGCCCGATCATGGTCGGCGGCGGCACCAACCTGCCCACGTAGTCGATGGCAACCGCGAGTGAGCGCGCAGGCCGCCTGGGCTCTGAGGCACGCCGTCTTCGAGGGCAGGCGGCGCTTGCGCGCGCTCGTGGTGACGAGGCAATGGCCCGTTCTCTCGAAGACGTTGCACGGCGGCAGGCGGCGCAGGCGCGCAGGCTCCGCAGGCAGGCGAAGGCGGCAGGCGAAATCAAGAGCCGCATCGAGATCGAACGCGCGCGGTTGCTCAAGCGGGCCAAGATCGACCTGGCGAACATGCGCAAGGAAGGCTTGGGTACCGCCGAGCTAGAGAAGCGCATCAAC